ATTTAGGGACTTAGCTGTGCTAAGTAATTTTCTCTATTAACCACTATAAAAGGTCAATACAGTTTAGTACAAAGTCCCAACCTACCGTCTATTCAATTTTAAGCATTGCCATAGCCGTACGGTAGTAAAGCTATAGAATGCTTTTTCTAATTAAATTTTTCATAATTAAAAAATTAATCATTTGCGACATTGCAAATGAAGTTCAAATATAATAATAAAAAATAATATGGCAAAAATTTATGTAGCAAGTAGTTGGAGAAACTCATTTCAAGAAATCGTTGTAAGGTTTCTCCGGGAGCAAGGACACGAAGTTTATGACTTCAAGAATCCTCCTCATGGTAACGGTGGATTTCGATGGTCTGATATAGACCCGAATTGGCAGAACTGGACAACAGAACAATATCGCGAAGCCCTTAATCATCCTATTGCACAGAAAGGATTCGATTCAGACTTCAATGGCATGCAGTGGGCGGATGTCTGCGTGATGGTACTTCCATGCGGCAGGTCTGCCAACACAGAAGCCGGATGGATGAAAGGTGCCGGTAAGAGAGTTATGGTATATTCTCCAAAGGAACAGGAGCCGGAACTTATGTATAAAATATACGACTTCATTAGTGACAGTCTTTTCAGAATCAATGACGAAATCAATAGAGTATAACAGGAAAAAAGGAAATTATGGCAATATTTGAAGAAAAAGCATACGGAGTACAGTGCGATGTATGCGGTAAGGTATATATGAATGAGTATTCTGGTTTCACCCTTTGGACGGATGAAAACTCACCAAAGGAAGAGGCGCAGGACGACCACTGGTTAATCGAAGACGGGAAATGCTATTGTCCGGATTGCTTCGATATTGACGAAGATGATAATGTGACTATAAAAGAGAAAAAAGAACATTCATAATGATGAAGAAGATGTAGACAACCGGATTGTATTATTTGAGTTTATTAAACGTCGTATGCGTTTGTGTGGTTGTAGTAACTGGCAGCGTGTGGTTATTGCAGCAGAATGCTTAATTGAAACATTCTGTGATCCACAGGAAGATTTTCTTTCATGGCGTCCAGATTTGGAACGTGTTATGGATTATACAATGTTAGGTGAATAAAGAGTACAAAAAGTAATAAAGGTGGTTATTCGGAATTTCCGAACAACCTATAATAGTTATCAACCTTAAAAATGATACTACCAAAGCACTACAATTATCACAACCGATCCCGACCTTCAAAGTAAGGAAGGATTACATTAACCACTTCCGGCAGGAAAAACCGTTAGAGGGTATATACTTCACCGATTTTATTCGTGAAGTACTTGAAAAGCGAAGTAGACGAAAGTCTAAAGACTATGCGGCCGTATATGATGCAATAATTAAGCATATAGACAATTTCTCTGAAAATTATGATTGTGACATATTCACCAACTCGATAACCGAAGAGTTTTTGGATGATTTCATTATTTATTTGGAGAATAATGGCTTACGGCATAATACGATAGTAGGTTATATTCAGAAAATTCAATCATTGGTACGCCGTGCCGGTCAATACAATTATGCTGTGGATACGACATTTGATGAAATAGATTTAAGGGAAGAACCGACAAATGCGGTATTCTTATCAATGAATGAGATCACGAGGATATACTACTATAAATTTGTCAAACAGGATAAGAGAAAAGCGAAAGAGCGTATACGGGACATGTTTGTCATTGGTTGTCTCACGGCATTACGTTATTCTGACTATTCAAGATTGACAAGTCAGAATATGATAAACGGTTATATCGTGATCCGGACTAAGAAAACGAACGTGGATGTTAAGGTCCCGGCACATGATTATGTAAAAGAGATATTTGCTAAGTATGGCGGTTTTATTCCGTCCGGTTTGTGTATCCAATACTTTAATAAATATCTGAAGGTAATTATGAAAGAGATAGGGCTGAATGATATTATTACTTATTCGTACACAAAGGGAGGAAAGCTAGTTACTGCCACGCGTGAGAAATGGGAGCTTATCAGTAGCCATACAGCGAGAAGGAGTGCGGCTACAAATATGTATTTGACAGGCAGAATGAAAACTTTTGAGATAATGAAACTCACCGGACACCGAAGCGAGCAGAATTTTTTTAGATACATCAGGTTGACCGGTGATGATACGGCTAGGAATATTTCAGGAGATATGTTTTTTAGAAAGTAAAATCCAATAAAACTATGATTAAAAATAAAGATTTAGAGGCATTCAATAATTCAGAAGATGCCAAAAGAGTAAATATGCTAATGTCAGCGGCATATCTGTTGTTTACAGAAGCGATGAATATCACAGAGGAGCTGAACGATATACTATCAAAGAGAAATCTGTCTGTAGGAATATTTAAGCATCACCATCGGTCGCTTAATAAATCATTCGATATATATCATGCCGATTTTAAATCAATGATAAAAAGACCGGAAGAGAAAGAGAATTTCATCATTGATTTTGAGCAATTTGATAAAGAGTTTAGGAAATTTGCGAAATTAAATATAAAGTAAGATGTCGTCTGTAGATGATAATTTGTTAGCAGTCTCTATAACGTCTGCGCTAAAAGTAGAGTTCCTTTCGTCAAGTGAGGAGCTCTTTTTATATGCTAATGCTCTTTATTTTGCAACTATGTGGGGTAGGGAGGTTGATGAGAGAAACAAGGCTATCCAAGAAAGAGATAAGTCGGTAAAATAAGAAAGGGAACCAAGCGCACGACCACCTAATTCCCCCTACACGATTATGATGCAAATATACTATTTACTTTTAAAATAATCGTGTTATGCAAAAAGAATTTTCAGCAGTTGTAGAGCTTAAATCTATTCGCGAACAGAAATCAAGACTTTCAGAGAGAGAGCAAGAATTATCGGAACCTCTATTACATGACTATTCACTTATTGAAGAGATATACTCTTGGTTCAAAGAAATGCTATCCGGATTATTGTTACCTCCATGTGTGGATAGTCCAACACAGAGAAAGAAGTTCATCTTTATAATCCTTTTCCTATATTCTCCCAGTGCGTTGGCAGGTGGTAAGATGAAGGTCGGGTTAAGGGATAAAATAGCGGAAGTTACAGGATGTACAGGTTCTTTAATTTCTCACAATTGCGAAGATGTGACGTTTTTCTATCAGCAATATAAATCCCATAGACAGGATATAGATTATATTTACACTGAAATCGTGAATCGGTTGAAAGTTAAAGGGCTAATCAAGTGATGCCGGAGTTTAGCGCTCCGGCTTATTTATTAATACTGATTTTATTTCGCTAGCTGCTTTTAAAGCATTATCTATATTTCGAAAAAGATTATAATCGGAAAGCGTGTTTTCGTTCCCATCATATACAATTGGCATTGGATGAATACTAATTATCGCATTTTTCTCTGTAAGATTCAGATAGTAATAGGTTTCTCCTATTATTGGAATAAAATGTTGTGCCATATATTTATTCTCCTTTCTCTATTTTGATCTTCTTTCCACAGTGAGGGCAAGTGATAGTATGCTCCTCTTTTTCTTCTCCTATCAATTCAGTGATAGGCACATTGAGAACGCTGGCAATCTTTAGAAGATTATCCAAAGAAGGTGAAGACTTTCCGGTTACAATGTTGCTGACAGCCACCTTTGAGATACCAACTTGTTCAGCGAGCCACGCAGAAGTAACATTGCGTTCACTCATAAATTCTTTTATTCGTAAGTCCATAAACTATACTTTATTTTGATTACTCCGCAAAGTAATGTGAACTTTATCATATAACCTAATATTGATAAAGTTTTATTTATTAAATATTCTTAATTGATAAAGAAAACTATATCAAAATGCTGCTTTTAATAAAGTTCTCTTTATCTTTGCATCGTCAGAAACGAAGTAATAACAATTAAAAGATATACGATTATGAAAGAGCGAAACGGGCAATATCAATACGAAGTTGAAAACGTGCATATAAGCACAATACAAGTAGGTGATACCATTTTGGATGCTGATGGGTTGTTGAAGACTGTATGTCGTAACAATATAAGTATAGATCGATTTATGGGACGATCTTTATTCGGTGATACTTATTGCCTGGGTACTATCCCTGTGAAGAAGGTGAGGTTTGTATTGAGAGCTAAATGATAATTTACTTGTAAAAAGAAGTTTAACCGGCAGGGCGAAATCCCTGCACAATATAGAAGATTATGACAAAAGAAGAAGTTTATAAATTGGAAACAGCCGAGAACCCGATTATCAACGATAACGGCAATAGAATTGAGTTTTCCAATGGTGATGTGTACGCAAAGCAATCTATCACCAATTTGTATCGCAAAGTAAAAGTTTATTTCTAATCCGGTAGCCTTCGAGCTACCACAATATACACGATTATGGCTAAAATTTTAAAACAGGGTGAGATATACCAGTACCCCAAGGGTACTAAAGTTAGAATTAAAGATAGTGTGCAGTGTCATCAGCAATACCATGATGGCGGTACTCTTATATTTCAAGATAGAAAAGATGTAGATGAGGGTGAATATCGTGTAGGCATTCAAGTAGAATGTGGCGTTTGTTTTGATTTTCACCCCGATATGTACGAACTTGTAAAATGAATGGTTATGGATGAAAATTTCAAGAAAAGGTATGGTGTCTATGACGGTATAGATACAAGTACATTTAAGCATATACCCGAAATAAGCTGCTACAATCACAACTATTACGTAGGATTAAAGAGAGGTAACAGTGTGATAAATGATTTGCTTTTCGCACACAGCGATGATGATAATTTAACGGATTGGTACATTATAAACGGCAATTCGGTTACATACATAGGGTATGAGTTTTCGGATAAAGGTGTGCTTAATCTTAGCGATGAAGAATTGACTTAAAAATAAATGATTATGGAAAGAAAAGAAGAAATATATGCAGCGAACCCATATAGCTATAGTAGTTATATAGAATATGGCAAAAGACTTGGTTTTTTCGCCGGTGCTGAATGGGCAGACGCTCATCCTAAGAATCCGTGGATAAGTGTAAAAGAACAGTTGCCTGAATCCGATGACCTTATGATAACCGGATGCTGGTGTACTGACTATTACAAATATATTCAGCTTGGGCTATACGACAAGAAATGTGGCGAATGGCGTGATGATTGCGGTGATGTAATTTGCGTTACTCATTATATGCCGATTGTAGAACCTAAATAATAGTGATTATGAATGACGAAACAGAAGCATATCACCTTGCAGACATTGAAGAGAGCAGAGATGATTACGATAGCATCAATTACAGCTATCAATATAAACGATGCAGAGTTAAAGAGCTTAGTAATAGCCAAGAAGCACCGAAGAGACGTAATGAAAAGGCTAAAGTTGGTACAGAATGCCGTTGTCCCATGTGCGGTAAGAAGTTCGTAAAGAAAGTGTATCAACAGAAATTCTGCTGTATCAAGTGTAAGAATAACTATCACAATAAAAGGCAAGTATATTACTAAAACATATTGGCTTATGAACTCAATAAACAAAAACGGTTGCAGCGTATGCCAACCCGGTAAAGAGAACTATTGTACCTACACTACCAAGTTAAGAGGTAAGAGAGTGAGAATGTACCAGTACGACTATCGTATTGAAAGTGGTGATCTGTTCGCTTGCTGTGCGCCTACTTTAGAGGCGTGCAGAGAGAAAAGAGACGCTTGGCTGAAAAGTCTTTCACAATAACACTATTGTGAAGAATGAGAATTGAAGATATTTCGTTATCTTTGGTTGTGGTAGTACCTTTGGGGTACTATCGCGGGGTGTAGCAGTGGTAGCTTTTCACTTTGACTTGGTGAAGGTCGGTTGTTCGATTCAGCCCCCCGCAACAATGATTATTAATTTTAAAAATACACACGATTATGGAAATTTTGACGCTTAGTATTAAGCAAAAGTTTTTTGATGAGATTTTATCCGGTAAGAAAACGCACGAATACCGTGAAATTAGACCTACAAACGCCAAAAAGTATATTACTTACTTTTGTGGTGGTAAAGAATACAAGGCTGATGAAGAATTGCCCGAAGAAGGTGAGGTTGATATTAAACCTATCAAGTATGATGCTATTAAGTTACTTACAGGTGAATACAAAGGCAAACGCCCGTATATGATTGTAGAAGTCAAAGATGCAGAAGTGACGATCCTTACCGACGAAGGGGGTAAAGATATAGTCTATACGCATAACGGTGAAGAGTATCTTGCTGCTCAAATTGATTATACTTTGGGTAAGGTGTTAGAGAAACATATAGGTTAATTTGTTTAATTTAAAAATTAGAAGCTGAGTCAGAATTAAAGTAGGCACAAGAGCTACAGCCAATAAGGGTGTAGTTGGGCGTAGAAGTTTTACAGGTGGTACCGGTCAATTCATGAACCGTAGACAGAAATACGGTGAAATTCGTAGAGGTTTAAGTTTAAGCGGTGGCTAACTATGACCTTGATAGAGCGAACATACAGTAATATAGACCTCATTCGAGAAAAATCGGGTGAGGCTATATTGTTTTGTTCGTTGGGTAAAGATTCGTTGGTTCTGCTTGATTTAATCTATCCAAAGTTTGACCGGATTATCTGTGTGTTCATGTACTTCGTTGAAGGATTGGAGCATATTAACCGTTGGATAAACTGGACTAAAGCAAAATACCCGAAAATTGAGTTTGTACAAGTACCTCATTGGAACTTGACATACATTCTTCGTGGTGGTATGTATTGTGTGCCTAATCCGGATGTAAAGCTCTTGAAGTTGGCTGATGTTGTGAAGGCTATGCAGTTGAAGTATGGTATTTATTACACCTTTCTCGGCATGAAGAAAGCGGACGGTATGAATAGGCGTTTGATGCTGAAAGGTTATGAGGAAAATGGGTATGAGAATAAAGGTTTGTGTTATCCGCTTGCAGACTGGACGCAAAAGGATATTCTTGCCTACATGAAGATGCACTGCCTACCCGAACCGGTGCGATACTCGTTGAAGGCAAGCTCTGGCGTTGGTTTTAATCTCGATTGTATGCTATGGATTCGTGCCAACTATCCACAGGACTTACAGAAGATTTATAAGGTATTTCCCATGAGCGAAAGAATTTTATTTGAATATGATAATGGAACTAAATAAGTTTTTCAATAGTGTAACTCGTGAAGTCTGGCGTTCGGAGATTAGGTTTTCTGACTATAATCCCCGCACCATCAATAAAGATGGACGTAACCAATTAAAACATTCCATCAAAAAGTATGGGATTGTTGGCGGAATTGTCATTAACTCCCGTACAAACAATACCATAGTAGGTGGTCATCAAAAGGTGGATATTCTTGATGAATTGAATAAGTACAACCCTTCCACCAAAGAAAACGATTATCGGTTGAAGGTGGAAGTCGTGGATATTGATTTGAAGACAGAAAAGCAACTGAATATTGTTCTAAACAACCCGAATGTTGGCGGTCAATGGGACTTCAATGCCCTTGCTCGTATCGTTCCCGATATTGATTGGAAAGACGCAGGGCTGACCGATGCCGACCTAAATATGATTGGCGTTGATTACCTGTTGCAGACCGAAGAGGAAAGCTCCATTGCTGATGCTTTATCTGATATGATGTCACCTGTTACCGAACAGAAAGAAGCCGATAAAGCCGCTAAACAGTTAGAGCGTGCCGAAAAGGTTGCTCACATGAAAGAAGTCAAGCAACGGGCAAAGGAGAACGCACAGAAGACAGCCGAGGATATGGATGCCTATGTTATGTTATCTTTTGACACCTATGAGGCGAAAGCTGCTTTCTGTGAAAGGTTTGGATATGATGCTGATATGAAATTCATAAAGGGTGAGGTGTTCGATGAACAGGTGGAAAGGATTGATTAATCTTAAATTAATTGCCGAGTTAGAAAGAAAAAAGTATTAGTAATGACTGAAGAAGAATATTTGTCTTCCAAAGGATATGGTCGTTCTGGTTTTGGTGATGTCGCTTTAGCTAAAGGGAATTATCGTAATCGTACCGGTAAGGCTATTCTTCAAAGGCAAAACACAAAAGATGTCGAATATGCTAATAAACGGACATCTTTACGTGCTGAATATAACAGGAAGTTATCTTCTGGAGAAATCAGGCAACCAAGTAGAATTGAGCAACTCATTAAAACGACAAGAGGGAACTCTGATAATGAAGCGGTAAAGGCCGCAAGGAGAGTTTTAGAAAAGAGAGGTGTTAATTGGAAATCAAATGGTTTAATTATTGGATAAAAAAGAAAGTGAGGTATTGAGTCAAAAGAAGAAAAACTGTACAGCAACTTGAAAATCAATACAATAGATTGAGAAATAGTAATTATATGCTCGGTAGAAATGCCCTTCGCAATGAGCTAAGAGTACGCAATGCTTTTATGAATACCAGAAGTAGAATGGAACGTGCTTCTGCAAGTAAAGGTTTAGCTAACGGATAAGATTATGCCAAATAGTGAATCTCAAAACAAAAAAGGTGAAGGAGGAAGAAAGCCTAAGTTTGATTACACGAGCGAGGACTTTCTTTCTGTTGTGGAAAAATGTGCCCAAAAGGGATTCACGGATAAAGAAATAGCATATTCATTAGGATTATCTCCTCAAACATTCTGTGAGAAAAAGAGTGAATATCCCGAATTAAATGAAGTGTTAGCGCGTGGGCGTGTAACCATTACGGCGGCTGTTAGGGCAAAATATCTTGCGATGGCTATGGGGGGAATAAAGGTGAAGAGTGAAACCCGTAGATTCGTTCAAGAGAGATGCCATTGCATAGGGGAAGATGAGAAATGTCCTGATTGCGGTGGAACGGGGTGGGTAACGCTCACTGATAAATCTATCGTTCAAGAAACGATAAGCGAACTTGCTCCAAGCCTACAAGCTCAGTCGGTTCTTTTGTATCATTATGACGCTGACTGGAAAAATGTGGAGCGGAAACAAGAGGACGATGAGAATAACGAAGTTGATATTGATGAATCTAAATGGATAACAGATGCCAGTAATTAAAACACAGGAGATATACAATCCCTTGTATCTGTTGTTGGGGAAGATAATGATATTCCTTGTGACAGGTGGTCGAGGTAGCGGAAAGTCTTTTAATGCTTCCACTGCCGTACAACGTTTTACATACAAGAAAGGGCACAAAATTTTATATACTCGTTATACGATGTCTTCTGCTGAAATTTCTGTTATCCCTGAATTTCAAGAAAAGATAGATGCTGACCATCACACAAGAGACTTTAGAACTACTTCCCGAAAGGTTGTTAACCGAAAAACTAAAAGCGAAGTATTATTTCGTGGTATTAAAACATCTTCCGGTAATCAAACGGCTAAATTAAAATCTATTCATGGAATAACAGGTTTTGTGGTTGATGAAGCAGAAGAGTGGGTATCAGAAGAAGATTTTGAGAAAATAGCTCTTTCCATTCGTGAGTTGAACGCTAAGAATTTTATTATTATAATTATGAATCCAGCCGATTCCAATCACTGGGTTTATAAGAGATTTATAGAGAATACTCACAAGATTGTATATTACGATGGCGTTCCCGTTCAAATATCAACGCACCCCAATGTGTGTCATATACATACAACTTATCTTGATAACTTAGACCATCTTTCTCCACAGTTTATAGAGGAAGTGCAGCGTATGAAAGAAGAGAATCCTGAAAAGTACGCTCATGTGGTTATCGGTCGCTGGGCTGATGTTGCAGAAGGTGCAGTGTTCAAGAAGTGGGGCATCGTGAAGGAGTTCCCTTCTTATGCTAAGAAAGTGGCTCTTGCTTCTGACTGGGGATATACGAATGATCCGTCAACCGGTATTCGGTGTGGAATTGTAGATAACCGGCTTTATGTGGATGAACTATTTTATGAAACCGGAATGCTAACCAACGCTATCGCTGAGAAACTAAAGCCGTGGGGGTTGAAAGTATATGGAGATAGTGCAGATCCTCGTTTGATACAAGAGATTAAAAACCGAGGGGTGAACATCTACCCGGTAGATAAGTTCTCCGGCTCAATTAAAGCAGGCATAGATAAAATACATGAAATGGAATTGTTTGTTACAGAACGTTCGTATCATATTATTGAAGAGCTTCGCAAATACGTTTGGGATAAAGATAAAGACGGGCATTACATCAATGAACCGGTAGACGCTTGGAATCATTGCATTGATCCAATCAGGTACTATATCTTGGGACATATTCTCGGACGTATTTTGAAGTCAAAAGATTTAACAGGAATATTCACACACTAAAAATATAGCAGAGTCAAAAGTTTAGAAGAAATATTAGCATTGCCCGATATTGGGCAGAAGATAAGCTACCTGAAGAAAGGTAGAAAGACCGAACTCCCTGACCGTTGTAAACTTTGGGACGATTGGAATCCTGAACGCCATGAAATCATGGTCGATAAAGAGAAGTACCCAGATAGAAAGGTACTTGAAAAAGAAGCAGAAAAGCACTTCGATGAAAAGACGGGTAAGACCTATGAAATCGAAGCGAAGTACAAGACGGAGTCGGTAAACCGTATCTCCATTCCATTGGAACAAGATATAGTGAACATTCAAACAGCCTTCACGGTTGGTACAGAGCCTTCAATGGATTGTACCCCGGCAGATGATGATGAAAAGAAACTGTTGGATGCAGTCAAGGCAGTATATAAGTCCAACAAAATCAAGTACCAGAACAAGAAGATTGTACGCTCTTGGCTTTCCGAACAGGAAGTAGCTGAGTATTGGTACGTGACTGATGCTGATTCGTTTTGGGATAAGTTCTGGAAGAAAGTAAAGACTACCTTCGGAGGGAAAGTAAAACCTACCAAGAAGCTGAAAAGTGTTCTTTGGTCGCCATTCAGGGGTGATAAGCTATATCCGTTCTTCAATGATGAAGGTGATATGGTCGCTTTCTCCCGTGAGTATAAGAAGAAACTCATGGATGATTCGGAAATCACCTGTTTTATGACTATCACAGATAAGATGATTTATCAGTGGGATTTGTCTAAGGGTTACGAGGAAAGAACTTCTTTCGCTCATGGATTTCCAAAGCTCCCCATTGATTACGCCTATCGTCCTGAAGCATATTGCAAGAAGATTAAGCCCTTCCGCGTACGGTTGGAGAAACTTCTTTCAAACTATGCTGATTGTATCGACTACCATTTCTTCCCGTTACTGAAACTGATTGGCGATGTGGAAGGCTTCATGGGTAAGGTTAAGGATAGAATGGTAAAACTTACTGGGCAGGGCGCAGACGCTCAATATCTTACATGGAACCAAGTGCCTGATACGGTGAAGTTCGAAGCTGAAACTCTTACCAATATGGCTTATGATATGGCTAATACTCCGCGTATATCCTTTGAAACATTGAAGGGAGTAGGTAAAGCATCCGGTACCGCTTTCCGCTTTATGTTCATGGGCGCGCACATGGCAGTCGAAAATCATGCAGAGGTAATAGGGGAGTTTATGCAAAGGCGTGTGAATTTCATTGTTTCCGCACTGGGGGCAATCAACCCGTCAGAATTTGGTAAAGCTGCCAAGACTATTGATATAGAAACAGACCTTGTTCCATATATGATTGATTCGGTAGATGATAAGGTTTCTACTGCCGTTTCCGCAGTCAATGGTGGTATTTGGTCAACACGCGAGGGTATCATGTTTGCCGGGAACGCGGATAGAATCGAGGAAGAACTTGCTGAAATCAAGGAAGAACAAGCGGGAAAGAATACTAAAATCGGAGAAAAAGAACATCTGGCGGCTTCGTAGTCAGAAAAATTGCGGGGGTTATAATTTTATCATAAGAAAAATAGAATAGTTAGCGGTGATTCTTTGAAGTTACCGCTAATTTTTTGCCTGAATATTTGTAGGTAATTAAATAATTACCTATATTTGTAGGGTAATCAATAGAGAAAGGTATGCCAACGATATTTATTTTATTTGGTTTTCGTTTTATGTTTTACGCTAATGACCATGAGCCTATACACGTTCATGTAATTAAAGGGGATGTAAGTGCTAAATTTACTTTATTTCCAGTTACATTAATCAAAAATAATGGCTTGAAGTCATCTGAACTGAAACTTGTAGAATCAGTTATAGAAGAAAATCAAGAAGTAATAGCAGAGCATTGGAATAAATTTTTTAATAAATCAAAATAAGTGGTTATGGAAAATATCATAGTTGAAAAGGTATGGTTGACCGATACGGAGGTATGGATACGTACCACTGACGGGAAGGAGGCATGTGAGAAGTTCTCAGATTTCCAAAGGCTGAAATGGGCTACTCCTATGCAGCGCGCAAATTTCACAACGAGCCATGACGGAATACATTGGAGAGAGCTTGATGAAGATTTGAGTTTTGAGGGATTCTTTCGGGAAAGAAAATCTAATCCTCTGTATGATTTATTTATAGCTCATCCTGAATTGAATGCTGCTGCCATAGCGCGGCGTTTAGGTATTTCTCAGAGTTTGTTTGCTCAATATGTAAGTGGAACAAAGAAGCCGTCTAAAAAACGTTTTGAAGATATTATAGAAACAATACGTTCAATAGGGCGTGAATTAATAGCTGTACCAGTCTAATTTATAATCTTTCATTTTAGGCGTGATTCCACTCGGTTTCACGCCTTTTTTATTTATTTCTTCACAATCACTCCTTTGTGAATTCTATACTATTCAATTATTTCACTTCCACTTACTTACTGACTACTTTTATACCACGAATTTTAAATAACAATTTAATTCATACGGTATGAATATTCAAGAACTTATTTTGGCAGGGCTACAACAGAAATTCACTGGGGTAGATACTGCTGTTTTAGCCCGAATTGCCTCTAAAAAGGCAGAGGGTGTAACGGACGAAACAAAGGTAAACTCCATTATTGAGGGTATCAGTTTTTCGGACGTGTTAAATTCCTATGGTGATTTCCGGGCTAATACAGCCGTTACTTCCGCAGTGTCTAACTACGAGAAGAAACACGGTTTGAAGGACGGTAAACCAATCGAGACTACCACTACTACCACCACGCAACAACAGACTGCTACGGAACAGCCAGACATGGCAACCATCATCGCAAATGCAGTGAGTGCAGCCATGAAACCTCTTTCTGACAAACTTACTCAGTTTGAGACAGAGAAAGCGCAGGCTACCCGTCAGGAACAGATTTTGGCTAAGGCTAAAGAGTATGGTATTCCCGAAACATTCGCAAAGCGTTATGCAATTCCCGAAGATGCAGACTTAGATACTTATTTCAAGGATGCAAAGCAGGAATTTGCTAATATCGGCTTTAGCGGTGTTACCCCTCCCGAATCAGCGGAAACGAAGATTGAGAAAGAGAATGAATCTATCGCCAGTATGATTTCGGAGGGAACGAAAGAAATTGTTGAATCTAAAAAGTAAATTAAATGGCAGCAGGTACACATTATGACTTAAAACCGGATTACAAGCCGGAAGAGTTTTACCGTGTAGAAACGGGTGCCAGAAAGAGTGGACCGTGGAAGTTGGATATTACCAACCTCGTGGTAGGTACTTTTTTACCCGTGTTTACTCCGGTACAAGCGGATTTGAAGAAACGGACGGTTGTCCCGGTTCGCAACTTAAAAGTGGTTGAAGCCTATACCACTGGAGATGCAAACCTAACTATCAAAGTGGCTAAGGGTTCTCTTGCTTATGCAGGAATGTTCATTGGAAGTGGAAAGAAAGGTGCGGAAGTAGCATCTATTGATAAGTCCAATAAAGCCTACGATGTATTAACCATCAAAGCAGCTTTTGGAGAGAATATCGCCGAAGATACCATCCTGTTTGAAGCAACAGAAGTAGGAGGTACAGTAAAAAAGAATACGGCTAATTTCGTCCTCTATGATGAAAAGAAAGTCGAAAGCGACGGAGCTGTTCTTCCAACTCTTCTGATGCAGGCTTATGAAGTAAAGGAAAGTAAGCTGATTCTCCCGATCCATGAACTGGATAAGGTCGGATTGACCTCTCGTTTCCAGTTCGAGTATTAATCCTAAAAAGTTTAGATATGAATTTGACCATACAAACTTTATTTACTGATCCGCAAATTGTAAAAGCGGTGATTGACCGTGTGCTTCAAATGAGACTGGAAGCAGTACGGCGATTTCTTGGAAACCAAGACTCGTGTTTTCAAGACTTATTTGGGAACGGTTACTGGCGTTGTTGCCGGTTCTATTATTGGCAAGAATGACCAGAAGCCTATCCGTGAAAGACGTTCACTTGGAAGTGGTTATACTGAAATCGCTTACTTGGGTGACCGTTACCAGATGGATATTGAGCGTTTGTCTCAATTGCAGGATATCATCGACAAGTTCAATGCTGCTAATACCGCAGACCAGCGTACAATCTTGCAGGAGATTATCGACTTTATCGTTGATGACTACCGCCAGATTCTGCTTGCTCCGCACAAGCGTATGGATATTGTTGTTCCCGAACTATTGATGACTGGCAAGGCTCAGGTTCACCTGGCAGACAACAAGGAGAATATTGAGTTGCTTGATATTGAGTTGCCGTTCCATTTCTTGACTCCTGATGCTTCAGCAAAGAATACGTTTATCTCTTATTTGCAGCAGGAGATTCAAAAGCTGAAAGCTAAATACGGTGTGTTCTCCAAGATGATTATGTCTCGTGGCACATTTATGAAGAACATTGTAGGTGCTTCTGAGTTCGGTGATAAATTCAAGATGATTCTTGGTGAGCGTGAGTTCATGGTTAATGCTGGGTTGGTAACAGACCAAATGGCTTCCAGCGTGTTTACAGGTATCGGCCTCCCTGCAATCGAAATCAAGGAGGACTACGTAGAAAATCAGGCAGGCGAGAACGTACAGGTTTACGCGGATGACCGTATTACTCTGTTGCAGAGCGACAATGTAATGCGTATGCGTCACCATAGACCGTATGTAATGACCGATCCAGTTCCGGGACGTAATTACACTCAGGCGGAAGGCCAAATGTCTGTGTGCAACTATCGTGACGAAGAAGGTAGATACATGGAATACACTGCTGAGTGGATTCCTGAGTTTATCGCTCCGAATAAGATTGTGAACTTCGATTTGTCAACTATGAACGAAGTCCCGGAGGGATAAGGAGGTGCTTATGAAGGTGAAAGTAATTAGTGTTTTCCGAGACAAGTTTACTGGGCAGTTATACAATCCGGGTGAAGTCCTCGAAATTGAGGATGAAGCCCGTATTGAAGACTTGGTAAGTCGCAAGTTGGCTGAACGTATCGTAGTTCCCGAAGAAAAGAATGAGGTGAAAATATCCCTCTTTGAAAAGGAGTTCGACAAGAAAGAACTGGTTGAAGCGTTGAAGTCTATCGGTGAGAAAGGTGCTATGAACATGAAAGAGGAAACTCTTCTTGCGAATGTTACTGCTTTGGACGAAGAAAAGACTTTGGCTTTGAAAAAGGCTTTAGGTATTGAGGTATGACAGTAAAAGACTACATACAACAGAAGTTCCAAACTTTCGGCATTAACTTGTCGGAAGCTGACCTTTTGGATATGTGTCTGAACGCCAAGATAAGCGGAGAGGATGAGATAACCCCCGATAACAATACTCGTGTACACGTGTCTATCGCCCGGTTTATCCCCTCTCTATTGCTTCGTGCTACTTCAATCAGTGAAAGCGGTTTTTCTATGTCTTGGAATCTTCAAGGCATTAAGGACTACTATTCTTTCTTATGCAAAGAGTATGGATTAAAAGACGAATTGAGCAACAAGCCTAAAGTAACCTTCTTATGATATTCGCCCCACACATATTGCAGGTTAAAGTTATCACCCCGATGGATAAGGACGAGTTCGGCAGACCGATTCCCGGTACAGGTGGTGAAAACTGGCAGGATGTATGCAAGTGCCGTTGTGATGATGTGAGTGCGGAAAAGAAGGTATCTATCAATGGCGTTCTGTATGATTTCAAGTACAAGGTTGTCTTTGATAAGCCGTCAAAGGTTGAAGCAGGTGCAGAAGTTCGTTGTTTGAATCCTGATAGAAGCATAAGAGGTGAAGGTATTGCGAAAAGCCCGTTAGAGACAAACTATTTTTCTTATAGAGTGATATGGTTGGAGTAGATGCAGATTTTTCAGATGTTGAGAAGTTCTTTCAAGACGGAGAATGGGAAGTGGAGAAGAAGATGATTGATGTGGGCGATGAAGCCGTGAAGTATGCAGAGGAACACGGTGATTATCAAGACCACACACTCACTTTGAGAACGTCCAATAATTACGATGTTGATAAAGACGGGTTAACTCTGAAAAACGAAGCGGAATACGCTTCATTCGTGGAATCTAAAGGGTTTGATGTTTTAAGTGGTGCCGCTTTATATGCAGAGAAACGATTAAAAGAAGAATTTGAAAAATGAAAAAGTATATTGGAACAAAGTTAGTTCAAGCTACACCTGCAATTCGCAAGGGTGGTAAAGTATATCTTCCTACTGATGCTATTCCAAGAACAATGGAAGTGGCGGAAGAAGGTTACAAGGTGGTATATGAAGACGGTTATGAAAGCTATTCACCTAAAGATGTGTTTGAAAAGGCATACAAGGTAGCTGAAACATTCAAAGACCGCTTACTTATCGAACGGCAGGATTTGGCTGAAAGATTTAGTAAACTGTGCGCTTTTGTAGACACTCCCAAGTTTGAAGAAGTTGTAAAAGACGAACACCAACGTGATTTGCTTCTGCAACAGCGCGATTATATGGGTGAGTATCTGAACATTCTCAACCAACGTATCGAAGCATTAGGATGATAGTAACCACCGACATAGGAAACATTCTCTATCGGGATTGCAAGGCTTTCGGAATAGACATAGTGCCTGACGGTGAAACACTGACGGGTGAATTGACTTCTGAAAGAATTGTCATCCACGCAAAGAAACAACAGCCGGGGACTTACTGGAAGAAGTCTTTCGCTGAAGTTAATCTTTGCGTTCCCGATTTGAGTGAGAATGAAGCCAACAGCATCCGACTGGGAGAACTCGAAAGAGAAGCCAACAAGCGGTTTGATGATGTGGTAAGCACCTATGACGGCACAACCTATCGTTATTCAATTGAATCAATCGGTACAGAAGCGGACACAGCTTTGAAGTGTCATTATGTGAATGTGAGAATTTTATTTGAAGTATTAAATGTAAAATAGAAGTATATGAAACCATTTATTGGAATTAAAAAGATTTGGTACGGTGCGGTTATAACTGCTGCCGTTACGCCTACTTCTTTGAAAACGTGGTTGGCTTCCGCTACGGAAGTAAAGAACTCCCATCAGGACACTTGGGGATATACAGAAGACGATCCCACAACGACTGATTACATCAATGAGTTGACCGGAAAGGTTTACTACAAGGACGTTACCGCTAAAGGTGCAAGAACTATGGCGTTTACTATGGGAGAATATTCCTTTGAAGACAAGAAGGAGTTGCAAGGCGGTGAGCTTGTAAAAGACGGTCAGTCCGTTGTTGGCTGGCATGAACCGGATGTCGCAGAGGTTATCAACAAAGCTGTTGTCGGTATGACCAAGACAGGTAACTACATTGTATTTACCAACGCCTCTATAATCGGTAAAGGTAACTTTGTTGAGAAGAATATCGGACTGGGTGTTTCTGCTGTCGCAATGGAAAATCCAACTGATAGTGTAGCTGGTGAGTACTGGCTTGATGGTGAAAAAGTGGATGCTCCTACAGCATAAATTTAAGGTAAAAGTAATCTTTTCAGGATGGCGGTGGGTGATTGCTCACCGCTTTTTTAATTTCAATATATGGGAAAAGCTTCAAAAATAGTAAGTGCAGCCGTTTTGGGGAAAGACTTTGAAACGGTGTTTGTGAATGGTAAAGCCTATGTGATTCATCCTCTTACGATTCATAAGATAGCCGGTGCCGGGTATTATCTTTCTGACTTGAAAGATGGAGTTACGGTAATGGATATGCTTCGCTCTTTGAAAGATGTAGAAACAGCTTCTCGTGCTCTCTCATGGCTCATACAGGGCGATGAATCTCTACATGAAGAATTGTCTCATGGAACATTCGATGAAGTGATAGAGGCTTTAACAACAGGCCTTTCAATGATTTCTGCTGAAAATTTTTACAAGCTGTCAGTTTTAGCCAAGAACGTTGCTCTACTGACAGCAAAGCAACGGTCGTAGGAAACAACTGTTTACTGGGACAGATAGCAACGTTCATGGAAAATCTGCATCTGTCTTATGATGAAGTCGTGTACAAGATACCATATAGAAACATGGTTATTATGCAAAAGGACAAGCTCCATACTGTCTACGGAGAAGTTATGGAGGAAGTATCAGAAGAAGAATTTTTCAAAACCAAGGGTAAGAACCCATTAAAACAATAATATATGCCGAAGCTCGTATTCCGTGTGGCTTCCGATTGGGAGGAAGTCGTAAAATTAAGAAATGAGATAGCAAAGTTAAAGCAAGAGTTGAAGGGTATGGATAGCACACAGTCTCCTGCCGCTTTTAAAACACTCAATACCCAGCTTGCTGCATCCACGCAACGAATGGATGAGTTGGTAACGAATGCTGCTAAAGCTGGCGCGGAGATGGAGAATGGTTTCAAGAGGAAGATATTCGCTGCTTCACAGTCTGTAAATGGGTTTACTGAAAAGATTATCGCTCAAAAGGCAGTAGTTAAGGATGTGGAAGCCGATGTTAAGCGTCTCGGTGATGCTTATCGTACCGCATTGAAACGTAATCCATTGTCTGCAAACAGTAAGTTGGATGAGTACACTTCCGCAAAAAAAACGCTGGATGAAGAAAAAGCAGCTTTGTTTGACTTAACACAACAGCAAGCCGAAGCCCGACTATCTGTGAAGAAACTCCGTGACGAATATTCTCTCTATAAGAATGAAGGCAAACAGGTGGTTGAGACAAATAACGGTATTGCTGTTTCATGGAAAAAGGCACTGGCTGTCATTGGTGGAACAGCAGTTTTGAAAGCATTAGGCTCTGAAATCATCCGTGTGCGTGGTGAGTTCCAGTCCATGCAGACTGCTATGGAAACAATGGTCGGCAAAGATGTAGCTGGTCCGCTCATGGCGCAAGTGAAAGAACTTGCTAAAATATCTCCATTAACTATGACCGATATGGTTGGGGCTGAAAAAATGATGCTTGGTTTTAATATTCAGGCAGAGGATACTATTAAGTATCTGAAAGCTTTATCTGATATTTCAATGGGAGAATCAGGGAAGTTCAATTCCCTCACGTTGGCTTTTTCTCAAATGTCGGCTACTGGTAAACTTATGGGTCAAGACCTCAATCAAATGATTAATGCCGGATTCAATCCACTTCAAACTATTTCTGAAAAGACAGGAAAATCTATCGCTACACTGAAAGATGAGATGTCAAAGGGCGCAATCTCCGCAGAGATGGTACAGCAAGCGTTTCTTGATGCTACTGCTGCAGGTGGTAAGTTCTATAACATGTCCGAGAATGCTTCAAAGACTATCAATGGTCAGATTTCCATGATGCAGGATGCTTTGGATAACGCTTTCAATGAAATGGGAGAAAAGTCTGAAGGTGTTATTATGTCTGGGATACAGGCAGCCACTTCTTTGATTCAGAACTATGAGACTGTCGGCAAGGTGTTGTCTGGACTGCTTGTCACCTATGGAGCATATCGCACCGCTGTGATGTTAGTTACTGCTGCTGAGAGCAAACATACCCTTGTGGAGATAGGACTTACTAACACCCGGATATTGGCAAGAAAGGCGCAGCTGGCTCTTAATGCAGCTATGCTTACTAATCCCTATGTGTTATTAGCAACTGCTATTGTTGGATTAGGAGCTGCTATGTGGGCAATGTCTGATAGTACAACTGCTGCCGCACGTGCCCAAAAAGAATACAATGATATTAAAGATGCAGCATTAAAGAAAGAACAAGAGCATAAACAAAAAATAGATAAACTCCTTACATCTGCACGTGACGAAAGTTTAGCTACTCTCACCCGTCAGAAATCTTTGGAGGAACTCCGAAAAGAATATCCGAAAATCTTTGAACAATATGATTTAGAGAAGTTAAAGTTGGAAGATATTTTGAAATTGAAACAACGAATCAACGAAGAAGATTCAAAACGTTCTGTGCAGGAAAGAAAGGATGATTATACATCTTTAAAGCAAACAGTGGCTAATCAACAAAGATACCTCCAGTTATTCGATAATCCAGAACTTCGTAAGAACATGTCTGATACCGATATACAAATATGGAAAATGTTTGCAGGTAAACAGTCTTATGTACAGGTGCGTGAGCAAATGGAGAAAAACTCTGAATTGTTAAAGAAGTATCAGAAAGATGTTCTTGAGGATAATATTGCTGCGTATAAGGTTAACTTAAAAAACTATTCTAAAGAGAAACTTGAAGCTGAGTTGAAAATGGCTCAATCATCTGCATCCAAACGAAATGGTTTTAATGTTGGCGGGATGATGGTCAAAGGCGGGGATTTAGAAAGTATTATCTCCTCTATAAATGGTGCGTTGGCAGAAAAGAAATCTCCTAATACCTATAAGCAAGACTATGATAAAGCAAAGAAAGATTGGGAGGATGCTAAAAAGAAACTTACTGAAATAGAAAAAGATAAAAACAAATTCACTTCTAAGCAATATGAAGAAGCCAAGAAGCGAGAAGAAACTACTGAAAAAGCATATAAAAAACTTGGTGGACTTACAGGTAGCAAACTAACTAAAGAAGAAAACCAAGCAGAAAAATCACGTAAGCAAACCGAAAAGTATAATCTCCTCCTTGATAAGCAGGCGTTGGAACAACAACGTTCTGCCGAAGACTTACAAATGAAAGTTGATGAAGCTCGCATTAAAGCGATGGATGAAGGTTCTAAGAAAACCATTGCCCAAATGGAACTCAACTTCGAGAAAGAGATGCAGGCTATTGACCGCCAAAAAGAGGATGCTTTGCGAAAGAAGATTGATGATGCCCGTTCGGCATGGGAAACCAAACCCGAAAACAAAGGGAAATCATTCGATGCAACGGGTATTGAGTTGTCCGATGATGAAAGCAAGTATTTTAGTGAGTTGTACAAATCATCTATTGATAACTTCGATAAAGATAAACAGCGTTTTAAATTGCAACCAATGCGGGATTACCTGAAAGAATACGGTACATTCCAACAGAAAAAAGAGGCGATAGCATTAGAATACGACGAAAAAATAGCTGCCAGTCAAAATGAATGGGAAAAGAAATCATTTGAAAAGCAAAAGACTGAAGCTTTGTCAGCTATTGATATGGAACAATTCAAGCAAGGGATCAATTGGGAGCTCATTTTTGGTGACTTAAGTAAGGTTTCCAAGAAGTCGCTTGAGGATGTTAAGTTACAGCTTAAATCCTTTAAAGATTCTCCTGAATATAAGAATATGAATGTTGAGCAAAAAAAGGTGATTGATGAAGCCCTGAATAACATTCAAACAACTATTATCGACAAAGGCGGTCTACTTGGTGATTTGCCTGAACAACTCGACGCACTCCGTATGGCACAAGATGAACTGACTAAAGCTCAGAATGAGTATAACGAGGCGATGGAGAACGGAACTGATGAGCAAAAAGAAGCCGCTTTAAAGAAGAAAAACGCAGCTCAACAAGGCGTAACGAATGCAGAGACTAATGTAACAAAAGCTAAAGATAAGACTGTCAGTAATCTTATTATTTTATCGGATGCCATAACGCAACTTGGCAGTTCTTCTGAAATGTCATTGTCACAAATCGGTGGTCTTGCAGAGAATATTACAAATATATTTACTGAAGCTGGAAGTAAGATCGGTGGAATTATCGGGGCTGCATTCTCTTTGCTTGATGTTATTAACAAACAGGGGTTGGATGGATTTGTTGAGAACGTCTTTTCAAGCGTATTCAATGCAGCAAGAGGTATATGGGATACTATCACATTTGGAGCATTCTCTAAAATAACTGGCTCTGGTGACAGCGATGTAAACCTTGAAAAAGATTTGGAATATCTTGCACAGTCAAATCAAGACCTGAAGAATGCGCTTGATAATCTTTCTGATAAGATGGATAAAGCCTCACTGACCGATGCTTCCGATATATACAATGTACAGAAAGATAATATAGAAAAGCAAATGGCTAATACCCAAGAATCTATGCAAAGGAGCGGAGCTGCTTATTCTAATGGTTTTATAGGTATTGGAGGCGCTCATTCATCCAACAATAAAATAGATAATGGTATGTCTGCTTCCGATTGGAGCAAAATCAGTTCAATTGTTGGTCACTCTGTCAAAAATGCAAGTGATTTCTTCAAATTGTCTAGTAAAGAAATGGCTAAATTGGCCGAGGAAGATACCACTTTATACTCAAAGATAAAAGGACTTGCTGACGATGGGTATAAAGATGCAGCCCAATACATGGATGAGTATATCACTTATTACAAGCAGCTTGAAGAATTAGAGAACGCCTATAATGAAAAGCTTACTAATACATCTTTTGATAGTGTCAGAGATAATTTCAAGAGTGCTCTTCTCGATATGGAATCCGATGCAGAAGATTTTGCAAATAGTTTCGAGAAGATGATGCAGAATGCTGTCATAGAAAGCCTAATGACAAGCAAATATGATAAACTCATACAGGATTGGTACACAGATTTTGCAAAAGCCATGGAAGATGGTAAAATCGATGAATACGAACAAGATTTTTTGCAAAAAAAATGGAATAATATTGTCGATCAAGGTCTTGCAGAGAGAAATGCATTAAAAGAGGCTATGGGGTGGGAATCCTCCTTCTCTTCTTCTCAATCTTCCACTTCCGGAGGTTTTCAAACCATGTCGCAGGATACAGGCGATGAGTTAAACGGACGTTTCACTGCTTTACAAATGGCAGGGGAGGAAATAAAGATTCAGTCAGAATTTCAATCGCAGTCTTTAAATCTTTTGACTGCTAAAGCTGACGCCATCCTTTCTGTGAATACTGAAGTGCGGAACATTGCAGATGAAACAAGAACTTTAATTGCTAATTCTTATCTTGAATTAGTTCAAATTTCAGAGAATACAGGCAATACAGTTAAGTATCTCAAAGATATCCAAACGGATATGGCAGAAGTGAAAAATAATACAAAAGGATTAGTCCGCTAAAACTTGTAGGGTAATCCATTTCGTCTTTACAGTTCTTAGAAAGATAAATTTTACGTATTAGAATTAAAAATAAATGAAGTTATGACAGATTTACTGATAAATAACAAAAACGCTTACATCACATGGGGTGTAAGGATGGGAGATGGATTTCTTGATACGATTGGTGCGCCCGCTCCTATGAAAGAATTTATAGAGAATAAATCACGTTTGGAGCATGGGAAAAGAGTGATAGTCAGTAACTCCAAGCTGGATGAACGGGAGATTACTTTGTCATTCACCATAGAAGGAAGTTCCCAAATGGATTATCAGGCAAAGAAAAAATCTTTCTTTGAGGAACTATATAAGGGTACAGTTGATATTCAGATTCCGGGAAATAATAACGATACCTACCATCTGATATATCTTGGTAAAAGTGTGTCTTATGGACAGAGTATAGACCGGACTTTTGGAAAGCTTTCGGCAAAGTTTTGTGAGCCAAATCCATCTGTTCGAAGCTAATTCTTCACAATGCTTTAATAGTGAAGAATGGAAGCTCTAATTTTTAGGGCTTCTTTTTTATATCTACGAACTTTGGTGCTATGGATAAAATAGACATCAAAGACATACAAGGCAACCTCCGTTTTTCAACGATAATCAATAAGGAAGGCAAGCGTAGGTTCTATCTGATGAAAGAGGACTATATCACCCTTAAATTCAGTGTAGATGATCCTGTCTATTTTCAACTGGGGGATTATGCTGAATATGATAATGAATTGTTTGAAATAGTTGATCTCGTTTATCCCTCTCTGAATAAATCAACCGGCGGATATGATTACGAATTACGTCTTGACGCTCCTTATTGGAAATGGAAACATAAAATCATCTTCTATGACCGGCAAGGAAACAAAGAGGCGGCATGGAACCTAACAAGGAATCCCGATGCTCACATGTCTGTTGTTAAAAGCAACCTTGCCTCTTTGGGATATACCTACAAAGGAGATACTTATGACTTCAGTATAGACTATAATGTAGTAGAAGATAAGCCCATATTCCTTCAATACAGCAACACGAATATCATAGATGCCATTACCATGATAGCCGAAGCTTGCGAGTGCGAATGGTGGGTAAAAGGCAATACGATTTATCTTGGTAAATGCGAACTTTCTGATGAACCGGTAATCTTTGAACTTGGCAGCAATGTCAATGAGATGTCCCGTGATAAAAGTGATAGTACTTATGCCACTCGTATCTATGCTTTCGGATCTACACGGAATATCACACCGTATTATCGTAAGAACCTTATATTTAAGGCAACAAGTGTGTTGGATTACAATGATGGAGAAGGAATTATATTAATTGATTCTAGTAGGATACTAAAAACTGAACATTTTTTAGCCAGTACCAAAGAACTTGTTTTTGAAAACAAAGGCTTTCAAACCATGTACAGAAATGGCTTTATTTCGTACGAAGGAAGAACTTTGGGTTTTAAGGATTTTCCTTCATTCAAGACGTCACAACGTTATAGCACTATTTTGTGTGATGATTTAAATGTTTACTTGAGTGTCAAAAGAGTGGAGGAATCGGATGGAGCGTTTCCTATTACATATGTTATCGGACGTGTCGAATTAGAGAATGTTACACATGAAAAAAGCCATATTATTCACTCTTTTGAGACGTCCTATGATAAAGATGGTGTTTATAAAATAGCGATACCGAATCATTCCATAGGAGATATTCCTGAGAATGAGGAAATAAAATTAAAGATATTCTTGTGGGTCAGTAAAGAATCCAGCGATGTAGAATCTATTTTTCAAGTTACAGTTGGTGGCTCTATCGGAATGAAAGGCAAGGATAACAACCGTACACAAGTAAAATTTCTTGGTGGAAAGTTTGAGGGTCAATCTTTTGATGCTTTATTTCTTGGATATAATCAGGAACTTTTTGTTCCCGGTCTTAAAGTCAACGATGTAATTACCGGTACTCAATACAAGCCAGACAAATTAAAATATGGCAAGATACCTTCCGGATGGTTTACTTCCGATCATGCAGATGATGATTTGGTTGTAGAGGGTATCGTTGAAAAACGCCTTATGCTTCCGTCAGGAATCACATTCATTGGGGATAAGGATTTGCCGATGGAAAAAGTTGTCGAGCAGGTCGTAGTTTTTGAGGATGTTTACCCTAAAAGGGAAGGGATTGTAGCCACTGTTACTACTCATGAATATACCGAAACAACCGAAGATGAAAACGGAAATGTCATATCAGAAGAAAAATGGAATGCCTATCGTATTACTGATACAGATGAGAATTTTTATTTCTCCAAAGATTATGTTATAACTGGGCGGGATTTGAAAATTACATTCCAAACCGGTGATCTTGCCGGAATGAAGTTTAATGTATGGTTCAATCCTTACGATAATAAAAGCCCTGACAAAAAGCAGGAAGAAAAAAATCCAGACGGCAGTTGGAATCTTGATGCACAGGTATTCGAGATAGTTCGCAATGAAGACTACGGAAGGAAGTTACCTGCCGAAGATATGAATCCAAAGCCTGGTGATAAATATATTCTTGAAGGTTACGACCCTCAATTTATTTCCGATGCTATCATTCCATTAGCAGAAATAGAGTTACAGGAAAAAGCTCAGAAATATGCTGATAAACTCAAAATAGATCCTTCTGTATATAATTGTAATATGTTTTCGTATAAAGATGACAGATATTCCTATTTGCAGATAGGACGCAAGATAAACCTCCTGAATCCTACTTATTTTGAAGATGGTCGTGTATCTCGTATCATCGGCTTTGAAAAGAAGTTGGATATTCCTTATGACAGTCCTGTCTACATGGTCGGTGAAAGTCAGACCTATTCCCGTATCGGAGCATTGGAAGACAAAGTAGATTCACTGACATTTAAAGGCTTATCTTATACTAACAGTGTTTCCGGTGGAAGCAATGTGTACGTTATAAGCCGCTACAGCAATGTCTCTCCAAGTGATGCCAATGTTTTTTCAGCGTCACGTGCATTACTCGAGCATCTAAGTAAAAAGAATGATGATGAAGCATCCGGATTAATTACTTTTTTAGGTGGCTTATTATCGGACTCTATCCTTTCACGCAAATTTACTTCTGGGATTTTAGGTTCCGGTCTTGGGTTATTTATAGATAAAAATGGGAAATCAATATTAGAAGTAGATAATCTTCTAGTACGTATGAAGGCTATTTTTCATGAACTTATCATTGAAAAATTGAGTCATGTAGGAGGTGAAATAGTTCTTTCTCCGGCTTCGATGAGATGCATAAAAGTGGAAGAACTTGAAGATGCGTACAGATGCTACTTTAAGGGAATGGATGATGACAAGGTCATTTATAATGAATTTGCTTTAAATGATCAGGCGCGCTGTCAGACATTCAACGTAAGAGCGGGGATTCTCCAAAATATATCCAATCAATATTATTGGCGTTTAGTTGTAGGTGTTGGCGATGATTATATAGATTTAAGTAAGACGGATTGCGATACAGGCAGTGATATTCCTCAAGCAGGTGATGATATTGTGCAATTAGGAAACCGTGATCCTGAACAAGAAGAACGACAAAACGCAATTATCCTTTCCTCTTATGGCCCGGATGCTCCGAGTATTAAACAATATATGTATATTGACCATTATACTCTGGAAGGAAAAGAATGTACCGTAGTTTCTCCTCACGGTAATGTATTTACCGGTGATTTCTATTTAAAAAATGGCGATCTATTAATGACGGTAGTAGAGAATATGTTCAAAACAGAGTTGAACAAGCTTGAATTTTTCTTTACCCAATCCAATAACTTCCTTGCCAATGCCTTGTTTGTTGAAAATTTGGACGGATGGGAAGTATTAAACTCTGATATCTATAAAGATACGGATTCAATACTACTTATAAATGGAGAATTATTTGCTGCAAACAATTCCATTGCAAATATAGAACCATATAAAGGAGAAAATGCACTCCATTTAAAAAACAATGGAATCAAACAACAGAATGGCAATATAAAAGATTGGATTCCTGATACCTATTATATTACGATAAGATATGCCTGCGTAGAATCCGGGACATTAGAATATGGCTTTACTAATGGTAACTTACTAAATACAGTTCAGCTATCCCCTACTAACGAATACAAAACAATTACTTCTACAGGACAATGGGATGGTTACAGTAATTTTATATTGAATTTTTCAGGAAATGCTTATATATTATACGTAATACTGACTAATAAGGATTCTGCCGTCATCAACTTAGCATCAAGTATCGAGCAACTAATTAATAGGATTACATTGTCAGTATCCAAGAACAATGTCGTTTCATCTATTAATCTTACTCCTGAAACCATCAAGATTGAAGGAAAGAATATAGAGTTGAAAGGTGCTACTTCATTCAATGGAAATGTTCAAATAACCACAGATGGTAATATACATGCCAAGAATGCTTATATAGAAGGCGAAATACATGCGACTAGCGGAACATTTGATGGTGATGTAATGACTTCCGGCGTATATGCAAATAAAATTACATATATCAATAATGATAATATTGATGAATTCACAGAAAAAATAACTAATCCAGATGGAACTGTCTTAAATTGTTTCATAATTAGTAAAACAGGATTACGAATTGTAGTAGAAAAAGATTTTGATAAATATGATAAAATATGGTTCTATGATTTACCATATTATAGAAAAGAATACGACGGAACTTTCTTAACTGTGGGCGATCCTTATAAATATATAGGATCAACTATGTATATACAAAATTTAAGTAATTCATATATATCTATTTCTTCTAATGTTTTTAATACAGAAGATAGTGAACCAATATCATTCATCTTGGGTAGTAATTGGGAGGTATATTTAGAATGTATTATTCGTAGATATGATGATAATAAAAACATAGGATGGGTGAAGCGATATTATTATCCTATAAACAATTAAAATTAAATATTATGACACCGGAAGAAATAGAACGAGCCGCACAAAGTGCCGCAGCGATAGTTAAAGCGGGAGCAAAAGATATAGGAAGCACCGAAATTGTAAATTCAATAGATGGCGTTACTTCAATACCTGTTATTAATAAATCAGGGAAAGTAGTCAGAGTGCCTATTGATATTATGGGAGTTAAAACCGTTGACTTCTCCCAACTAAACAGCCTGAATAAGCCTGAAAGCTGTGGACGATATATGGTTGAAGAAAAGAATACGGGAGTAATTATAGGCGTTTTAGATATAGTTATTCCTTGGTCAAGGTCTAGCGTATTACAACGTTTTACTACCAGTGTGCAGCTATCCAGCTTGAACGCAGGTGATGCTATTCCCACTATGGAATATAACAATCTCTATACTTATGACAGGTTTTTCAATAATTCAAGTAGCGTTTTGGAAGGAGTTAATAAGGGGGAGTGGTCTAAATGGAAAGAGGCATACGATTTAAATAATTTTGCAAAATCCGTCAAATGGAGTGGCGAAATAGTGAATGGTATTACCGTATCGCCAAATTCTTACACAGGCGATGATGGTACAGTCGTTTTAGTAGGCAACTATACTTTTGCATATAAAGTTATATCTGGAGGAAATACTATTTATTACGGGAATTGGCACGGCAGAGAGGATTACCAAAAGAATATATATCAATCCGGAACAATAGGTTGGAAAGCTGGATTCTATGATTATCTTTTGTATGTATCACCGACTTCTGTTTGGATGAAAAAGAGCGATAGTGAGTTGGTTAATATATCTTCCGAAGGTTCTGGCGGAGGTTCTGACGCTTTATTATTAGGTGACATAAATTCACTTACGGATAATTCTGCAAGTTCTCAAATTGCTACGGCTTTAAACAACAAAACGCTAGCAGAATTACAGGATGCTGTAAGAAATGGAGCATCTATTCAATTCGTAGGGGATTACGGAGTAGTGGATATTATTCATAAAGATCAGTCATCAGGTCAATTGGTATTCGGATTTATCTATACGGATGAACCTGTATATGCCCCGTATATGAGTAAAATCATAGCTTTAGAATACACTAACGGTAATTGGACGTGTAAAGTTAGGGAGGATGTGAATTTAAGCAGTGGTGGTAGCGGGGGCGGCAGTGGTATTATGGTTGTCAATGATTTAGGCGCATTAAAGACTTCATCCACTGATGCAGAAATAAAAGATATATTATCTCCGTATACTTTTGATGATATACTAGCAGGGATTAAGAATGGAAAACTGTTAGTTGGCGTTAACAAAGATAGCGGGTGGGCTTCTGTATATCAATGCCCACAGTGGACGGAAGAACTTATTATACTTGTTAGTAATAATTTGGTTCTTAAAGCAGTAGGTATACATAAAGAACCGGATGGTAGTTTAGAGGTAGCTACTGCTGAAGAGGACATCCCAATGCTTAGTTCACAGATTGCTAATAGCTTAACCACCATTGATGACGGATATGTTTTGGATGCTAGGCAAGGTAAAGTTTTAGCTGATAGAATTGCAGCTTTAGAGGTAGCAGTAGCCGCTTTACAAAATAAATAATTAACAATGATTTGCCCACCTCATTTATAAGGCGAGTAAACTTTAAAAGTTTCATTATGAGAAAATTAGCCTCACATAATTCATTGAGTTATCACACTCCGCAATGGTATTTAATACCTTTTACCTTTATGGCTAAATGTCAAAGCTTAACCATTCAGGAGCAATACAACAAAGGTGTACGCTTGTTTGATATCCGGGTGAAAATAGTAAAGGGACGTATATATAGCGGGCACGGCTTAATGACATACAAAGTCAATTTCAACGACATTTTTTCATTCCTGCACATAAAAGGAGATTGTCAAGTACGCTTGCTTTTGGAAAGTGGTAATGAAGATACTTTCGTATGGTTTGTAAATGAGGTAAAAAGAACCTTTCCGAAGATTACATTTCTAGGCGGTCAAAGAAAAAAGGATTGGGAAAAAATTGCAAACCTACCCGATTTCGCTTGTACCGATTACTATTGGAAGCATGAGAAGTGGTATATGTTCCCTTATCCTAAAAAATATGCTAAAAGGCATAACCGTGAGAATAAAAAATGGATAAGCGGAGAAATCTGGTCTATGTTTGATTTTGTGGAACTATTAAAATAAGGACTATGGAATACTTTAAGAATTTAGTGGTGGGGTTGTTGACTGGCATATCCGCTTATCTTAACCCGATAAGTGGAGAAGTACATTCATTGATTGCCGTTTTCTTCCTGAATTTCTTCTTCGGGCTTTTGTCGGCTTTATTGGTGAGCCATGAGAGCTTTAATTTCCGAAAGGCGTGGCGTTGTATCGTGGAAGCTACTGTATTCTTCACGCTGATATGCTGTATATATTATGTAGGCGATCACAAGGGTAATCCTGAAGGAGCCTTGCAATGCGTATCGTTCATTACATATAGTGTATTCTATTTCTATGGCGTGAACATACTTAGGAATATAAAAAATCTATTGCCGGAGGTTAGTTTAGGTTATAAGGTTTTTGCTTTCCTGTACTATGTATTGAGCGTGGAGTTTATAAAGAACATTCCGTATTTAACTAATTATTTGAACGCCAATAAAAAAGAGGAAGTTTTAAACAAGGAGGATATAAAATGAAGTATTTTACATTGGATGAACTGGCACACAGCAATGTCGCCCGGACAAAGAGAATAGACAATACGCCTAACGAGCAGCAGAAGAAAGCTCTTGTAGCATTAGTAGATAATGTGCTCGATCCGTTACGGGATTTATTTGGTAAACCTGTTCTTGTGAGTAGCGGTTTTCGTTCAAATGATCTGAACAGGGCTGTTGGCGGAGCTGCTACATCCCAACACATGAAAGGTGAGGCTGCCGACATCTATACAGGCACAAAAGAAGGCAATAAGAAATTGTTTGAGCTAATCCGTGATAATCTGCCTTTTGACCAACTGATTGATGAAAAGGACTTTTCATGGGTACACGTATCATTCAAAGAAATCGGTAACAGAAAACAAATACTGAAATTATGATAAAGATAGTACGGGGCAATGATTCTAAGCTTTCTATTCCTGTTGAGCAAAATACAGGTGTAGATAGTGACGGAAAGCCTATATTACAGCCTTACGACTTGTCTAAGGTTTCCAATCTAAAGGTGGTTCTAAAGTCTCAATACTCAAATCATACATTGTCTTTTGAGGTGGATAGCAATGTTATTACTTTCATTGTATCCGGCAAGTTGCCAAACGGAGTATATAACATCGAGATAACGGGTGTTGATGAAAACGGCATGAGCATCCGTTCCTATGAATTATCGCAGTTTAAAATCGTGGAAAGCAATCAGGAAGCCGATCTTTATCCTACGACAGAATTTGAGATTACTTCTGCATGGTTGAATAGTCAGATATTCATTAATTATGGTGGCATAGGCTCTTTGACACTTGGAGGATTGATAAATGTAACAAGAAATGTAGACAGTGCGCCTGAAGGCTCTATTTTGGTAAAGGAGGGTAAGGAATGGATATACATCGAACCTTCCGAGAATGTCGATAAGGTAAGCGATATTTTACTGCCTGTATTCGATATTGAAAACAAGTCATGGAAATTTGTACATGCATCCTATCCTCTTAATGATTCTTTTCCCTATACTTTTCCTTTTAAACTTAAATAAACAATAATATGCTTGATATTAAAAAACAACCGGGTGATGATTTTACAGCCGAAGAATTTAATAAGGTGGTAACCGAGATTAATGGCAAAGTGGATGCCGTAAAAGGCAAAGGGCTTTCAAGTAATGACTACACCGATGAAGAAAAATCAAAGGTGGAAAAGGCAGCTTCCATTGACGTTGATGTTTTATTGAAAGAGATAGAAGGCAAATTATCCTCCGGTGATGTCTATTCAAAGGAAGAAATAAACACCATGATAGAGGAAGCCCGGATATCCCTTAACCTTACGGACGAACAACTGGCGAGCTTAAATGTGAACCTTACTCCGATACAAAACGAGTTGAAAGAAATAAACCTTTTTCCGGTGAAAGGTAAGACGCTCCTTGTTTTGGGTGATTCGCTAAGTTCATCCAATGGAGGTACGATGGATAAACCGGCTGTCGGAAGTTGGTGCAAGGTACTTAAAAATAAACTTGGTCTATCTGATGAAAGCCGTGTGATAGCCATTGGCGGGGCATCTTTGATTGATAAAAATGATACGGTTCTAAATCCTATTAAAGATAATTACGGAGCTTCTGATAATGTGTTGAGTAATCAGGTATATTCTGTACTTGATTATAAGCAGCGTAATCCTGATTATAACCCTGATATTATTATGATAATGGCAGGTACGAACAATGTTAATACTGTCTATCCATACACCCATTGGGACACATTGTTAGGCGATTGGGACGAACAGATGTATAATTATGTCCTGAACGACAATGACTATAAATTACCTGATATAAATACATCTGACGGACTGACACGTTATAATCGTTTAAAGACTTTCCGTAAGAAACTATACGGTGCTTACAGGTGGATGATCGAAACACTGCTTACCAATTTCCCCAATAGCATGTTATATGTTATGTCACCACTGCAAAACGGTAACGGGCGGGGATTAAACATTTTTGAGCTTTATCCCCACCTGAAAAAGATAGCTGACTTTTATTCCTGTTATTACGTTGATTGCGCTGGGGAATCAGGGCTTTCTTATTTTACCAACATGAGAAAGGATAAAGGATGGGATAAACAGTGGTATACCTATGACGGTACACACCCTGACAGTAACGGGCAAATCCTGATAGGTAATTACGTGGCAAAGTTCATTCAGCGCACTTACTTTGATAAGGGTACTATTTCGGCTACGAAAATAGATCAGGAAGAAACAATCACTTATCACCAGATTACGACACAAATTGCCAATGGTGACAACGGCATAGGCGGTACTTTGGATAAATACGGCACTATATCGGTGATAGAGGGAGAATCGCTTACGGTTAACATTACACCGAACGAGGGCTATGAAATCAGCGAAATAATAGTAGACGGTGTATCTGTCGCTATCAACAACTCATATACATTCTCAAACGTTACATCCAATCACACGATGATTGTTGAATTTGTTGTTCAAGCTCCCGTTGATCCTGATGTAGTGCCGAATTTAAACAGTATATCCATAAATAACGGAGCATCCACAACTGACAGTGCCGATGTTTCCGTTAAAATGAATGTGACGGGAACGCCAACGCATTACCGTATCTCAGAATCATCTTCCGGATTATCTTCCGCATCATGGAAAAGTTATGTCAATACGGTTTCTTACAAGTTAAGCGGCATTGGAAATAAGACAATTTATGTGCAGGTAAAAAACGATGTGGGCGAATCTGGCATTAAATCAGCCTCTATCATTTATCAGGAATCAACGCCTACCGATAAACGGAAAGCTATCATGTCAATCACTTGGGGATATGCCGATGTGGGATTCGATGAAGCAAGCAAGATTTATAAATTACAGCTTCTTGGTTCAGCCAAACCTTTCTATGACGTGAGCAATGTCCAAATGGGTACAATTAAGAATAACGATACTAGTTTGGCTAGCAATTACAGTGAAAGGACAAAAGGAAAGATAACCGGAGATAATTCGGGCATTTATCCTGACTTTGCGCTGCAACAGAATCTATGCGTAAACGGTACGAAATTGGCTAGTATCACTATGACTGTTCCATCCGGTACTTATGCGGTAAGATTGCTTTCAAATATCAGCTCGGAAGCCGAATGGGGCAAATATGCTGCTGATCCTTCCGTCGCTACTTTCGTTGTAAATGGTGTTACCAAGAATCCTATAAAGACAACGGACAACACAGATACCCTTCTTGTATTTGATGATGTGGATGCCTCTAACGGTGAGATCAACATCCAATGGAGTGGCGGGGCTGAATCAAAAAGACTTGCAATAAATGTCATTGAAATAGAGCAGCTATGAAACAATTAATAATTATCATTTTCGTGATGTCAGGAATATGTTTATCATCCTGTCGTAGCGTACAGTACATACCAGTCGAAACGATCAAAACCAACACGGAATATCGGGACCGGTTACAACGTGATTCCATCCACATAAAAGACAGTGTTCTGATGTTTGTAAAAGG